ATTGGGAAGAAGGTACTTCTTGCTTTGTTAGCATAGACGGCATCAGCTATAATGTGTCAGTATTTAATAGTGCTGACGATAGTGTACCCGGTACAGCTAAAGTTGGTATTAGGCTTAATACTCCTCCAACTGTTAGCGGTCAAAAAATCCACTACACTGTGTTTAGTGATTCTTTAAAAATTAACTACAGCCAAGTTAGTAAAGATACTTTTACAACAGACGGAACTACTAGAAGTTATCAGTTAGCTACAACACCGTTTTATGCATTACCAAATGAGCATAACATTATTGTTAAGGTTGCTAATAAGATTCTAAACCCTGGATACAATATTAAATATACTATAGATGAATTTGAAAGGAGAGAATACAAAATTGAAACCTTCCAAGAAGCAGTTGGATCAAACTCAGCTGCTGATATTAGTGTATTTGTAGATGGCATAGAAAGGTTTACTCCAGACGAATGGAGATTTGATATTGCTAATAGTTCAATTATTTTAGCAGACAACGTAGGAGAAGAAAGTTCAATAGTTGCAATTTACGCAATAACAGATGGTGAATACCGAATTACTGGAAACGTAGTTACACTTGATACTACTCCGGCAGCAGATCAAACTGTAGAAGTATTCCAATTTTCAAATCATGATCTATTAGGTATAGAAAGAATTAATTATGATGTTGTTGCAAGAACTGTGTTAACATCCACAGACGTACAAACAGTAACATACAATAGGTTAACGGTTGGTGAAGTGCCATTACGGCAGAAAGCAGTTGATGCACAATATGTTTGGGTAAGTGTTAATGGAGAATTATTAACACCAAGTGTAGATTATTATATTACAGATGACCAAATGAATGTAAGGTTAACAAAAACACCAGCAGCTAATGATGTTATAGATATTATTCACTTTACTGCACCTGTAAGTACTTCAAAATTTGCTTACAGACAATTTAAAGATATGTTGAATAGAACACACTTTAAGCGTTTAGATAAAGAAGCTACTAAGTTACGCGAACCTTTAAATAGTACTGATTTGCGTGTTGAAGTAGTTGATGGAAGCACATTGTCAGAACCGAGCAAAGGTCAAAACTTACCAGGCATTATATTCATTGACGGCGAACGTATTGAGTATTTTGTTAAAGTTGAAAATACATTAAAACAACTACGTAGAGGCACACTAGGTACTGGAGTTAAGGAAACTTATCCAGTAGGACAACGTGTATATGATCAGAACATAAGTAAGACTATACCATATAAAGACGTTACACAGTCTCAAAGCTTTGTTGGAAATGGAACACAAACAATCTTTACATTAGGATTTGATGTTGGAACTTATAATGAAATTGAAGTGTTTTCCGCTGGTAAAAGACTTAGAAAAACAACTTTAGAATCTTTTGATCCTGTAATTGCACTAGATAGCCCAGATGGTGACATAACATTACCAAAAGAATTTGAATTTAATAGTGATGATAATACAATAATATTAAGTAACGTTCCAGCACTTAATACCAAGGTTACAGTTATTAAAAAGACTGGTCAAACTTGGACAAATACAGGTGAAATGCTGGGAGACGCTGAAAATTCAATTGCACGATTCTTACGAGCAGGCACATCGGCGCTACCAGAATAAATACAGTATAGGAAATACAATGAGTGATAATATGCAAGATAAAAACGGAGTACTAGTACAAGGACATATTAAAATCTTTGACCCTGAGTCAAAGGCAGTATATGTTGAAAAACGCAATGCAATCCATTATGAAAATATGAGTATTGCGTTGGCAGAAAGTCTGAGTAATGCAGGTGCAGGATTTGTTTACGAAATGAGTTTCGGAAATGGCGGCACAAGTGTTGATCCGACAGGCATTATTACGTATCTTACTCCTAACAGTACAGGCACAAATGCTAGTTTGTATAATCAAACTTATACAAAAGTAGTTGACGAAAAAAGTGTTAATAACACAGACACTGCTAGAAATAAAACAGAAACAAGACACGTAAGTGGAACTAACTATACTGATATTTTAGTTAGTTGTTTACTAGACTATGGTGAACCAAGCGGCCAACAGGCATTTGACAACGCAACTGATCCTGATAATGCATTTGTATTTGATGAATTAGGTTTAAGAAGTTATAGCCCAGCTGGCGCAGGCAGATTAATTACACATGTTATTTTCCATCCTGTGCAAAAGTCACTTAACAGATTAATACAAATTGACTACACTGTACGTGTACAAAGTTTGGCAGGGTAAGGAATAGATTATGGCATATGCAATTAGTTACACTGACTCTGTAAACAAAGGAACCATTACAGTTGAAGACAACACTCTTAATGCGGAGACTACTTTAAGTTTACCTGGTAGATTTACAACAGCATATGGTCAAGCAATTAGTGAGAACTTTTTACACTTGTTGGAAAACTTTGCTAACAGTAATGCACCACTACGTCCAGTAGAAGGACAACTTTGGTACGATACGTCGACAGGAGTTGATCAACTTAAAATTTATGACGGAGCAATTTGGCAATCAGCAGCAGGACTTAAAAAAGCAAGTTCTGAACCAGCTGTTGTTAACAGTAGTGCAGGCGACTTGTGGGTTAATACAGGTAGTCAGCAGTTATATTTGTTTACAGGTAGTACTTGGGTATTAGTTGGTCCTGAATTTACAGATGGATTGTTAACAGGTACAAAATCAGAATCTGTTATAGGAACTGATAACTTAACATACACTATTCTTTCTGTTAAACTGCAAGACAAACCAGCTTTCATTATTAGTGATAGAGCATTTGTTCCAAAGTCTGCTATTGCAGGTTTTACAACTGGCATACAAGCAGGAATGAATATTAGTGATACTGCATTATTTGGAACTGAAACTTTAAAGTATTTTGGTACAGCAGAAAAAGCTGATGCACTTGTGGTTGGCTCAACAACTGTGCCAGCAGCTAACTTTGTTAGAACAGATCAAACTTCAACATCAAACTTTGATTTAAAAATTAAAAATAATAACGGTATAGTAATTGGTACAGGCGGACAACTTAGTATGGGGGTAGACGGCGAGCAAGCCGTTATACAACATAACACTAGTGGTTCCAATATTGACTTTAGATTACGTAGCGGAACATCAACACCTACAGTAATGCGTATTGATTCAAGTGGTAAAGTAGGCATTAATAATAGTGCCCCTGAACAAGATCTTGATGTATCAGGTAATGTTAAAGTTTCACCTAAGTTAGGAGTTGCTGCATCAGGTTATGTTTCAATTACTAGTACTATTAACAGTTCTAGTATTAGCACAGGATCACTTATTACAACAGGCGGCATGGGCATTGCACTTAATGCATACATAGGCGGTAATGTTGATGTAGGCGGTATTTTGCAAACTGGAAATATTGCACCAGATTCAGCATCAATTAGAAACATTGGTACGTTAGTAAACAAGTACGACAGTGTATATGCTAATACTTTTTACGGCAACATTCAAGGTAACGTAAGTGGAACAGTTAGTGGTAGAGCAGGCTCGTCAGATAAGCTAGCAAGTGCTACAACATTTGCAGTTTCTGGAGATGTAGAAGCTGCAAGCTTTGAATTTGACGGACAAACAGGCGGAAGCACTAAGACATTTAATATGTCAATTGCTGATACGTTTATTTCCAATAAAGATGTTACGTATTCCGCAGAGAATTCCGACGAAGTATTATTAAATAGGCCTACTGGAACAACAGGCGTATTTAGAATTACAAAAAGTAACCTTATAAAAGATATTCCACTCAACCCAGTAGGAGTGTTTATGCCATATGGCGGCACAGCAACTCCGTCAGGTTGGTTATTTTGTGATGGATCAGAAGTAAGAAAGTCAGATTATAACGAATTATGGTTAGCTATTGGGTTTAACTTTAAAGATGCTAGTTTAATTAGTGATGCAGGAGTTAACTTTTTTGCATTACCTGATATGCGAGGAAGATTTGCACTAGGCATGGACAATATGGGCGGTGCAAGTGCCAACAGAGTAACAGATGCAAATGCAGACAGTATTGGCGGTAGCGGAGGCACTCAAAGTACTTCAATTACAATAGGAAATTTGCCAGAACACGAACATGATATGGAAGGCGACAGTGGAACACAGTACTATGCAACAAGAGTTGGAACAGGTACTCCTGTAGACACAGGAGCAATTCAACTTTCAATAGAGTCTGGATCACAAGGAACACACGGTTTAGCTTCAAGTGGTGGTATTAAGACATCAACTACTTTAGGAACTGCAATGGATACCTTAGATCCATACCTAGCTGTTAACTATATTATATATACTGGAGTTACATCATGAGCTATCAATTAAACAAAACAGACGGTACATTACTAGTATCGTTAATTGACGGACAGATTGACACAGCTAGTACAAACCTTACATTAGTTGGTAAAAACTATACAGGCTACGGCGAAGCGTTTAATGAAAATTTTATTAAATTGTTGGAAAACTTCTCTAGCACAGCAGCACCGAGTAATCCGTTAACAGGGCAACTTTGGTGGGATACTAGTGCAGCTAGATTAAAAGTATTTGACGGATTAATATGGAAAGCAAGTGGCGGACCGTTTGTCCAAAACACACTGCCTACAATGGTAGCAGGCGATTTATGGATTGATAACCTAAACAATCAACTTTATGCATTTGACGGAACTGATACAGTACTAATTGGTCCACAATACACTGTAACCCAAAAGAAAACAGGATTTGAAACTGGTAGTATACTTGATAATCAAAGCAGATCACGTACAATAGCATATTTGTATGTTGGCGGAACATTGTCAGCAGTATTAAGTGCAATAGAATTTACGCCTACTTACTCACAAAGAATTCCAGGGTTAGTTACTGCAACAAATACAACTGGAATTATTTACGAAGGCATTAATATTATTAATGCAACTACTTTTAAATGGCTTGGAGTAGCAAGCAGTTCACTAGCACTTACAGATGCGGCAGGAGTTAATAGAACAGCTGAACAGTTTTTAGCATCAAACGCAAATGATGTAACAACTGGTTCATTAACTATTCAAAACTCCGGTGGTTTGACAATTGGTCTATCACAAAACAACGTACAAAAAGTGATCGGTGAGAGATTTTATATAGAAAATCAGTTACTAGACCATGACATGAGTTTGCGTGTGCGTAGTAATCAGTTTAACTCACTAATTGTTGACGCTGTTTACGTAGATGCAAGTACAGCTAAAGTTGGTATTTTTACTACTAACAGATTGCCAGCATACACACTAGATGTTGAGGGCGATATCAGAGCTACAGGAAATTTAATTGTAGAAGGAACTTCTACAACAATTGATACTGTGACATTAAGGGTTGAAGACAAGAATATCGAACTAGGCTACCAGTCAGATAGTACTGGCGGAGACGATGCTGGAGCAGAAGGCGGTGGTGTTACACTGTTGTCAACTGATACTGACAAAACTATTCAATGGCTAGGAGCAACAGATGCTTGGACATTCAATAAAAATATTGATTTATCAGATACGACTACATCAATTAAGATTGGAGGACAAGTTAAACTAACAAATACTAGTTTGTCAAATATTTTATACGCAGATGAACTAACTAGACTCGGAACACTTACAGCACTACAAGTTGATTCAATTGGAATTGACGGTAATACTATTAGTAATTCTGTTTCTAATATTAATATTACAGCTACTGGCGGAATGGTTGTTTCACCAGGCGGCAATATAGCAATTACTGGTAATCATAAAATTACTGGAGTTAAAGATCCTACCGACGTACAAGACGTTGCAACAAAGATCTATGCAGATACTGAAATAGCAAATGAAACTATAGTAATGGGATTTGATATTACAGGATTAGGAACAGGCTCAACACTACAAGCAGCAGTCGCAGGATATTTAAATGATTTATATCCGGCTGCAACAATTAATAATAATAAGCAAGCTAAACTACACTGCACATCATATGCCAATGCAACAGCAAGTGGTATTGATGTAAACTCTGCTAAAACTATTTCGTACATAGCAGTTGACTCAAACGGAACACAGAACGAATCAGTAGTACAAGACATTGTTTTTGCTGGTGCTAGCGGTAACGTTTCATTAACTGCAGCACGTAGTTTGATGAGGTTCCAGTCAAATGGAACAGCATGGGAGTGGCAGGCAACAACTGCTTATTAAACATATGATCAAAACGATAAATAACATAAGTACTTAGGGGTTACACCAATGGCATATCAAATAGATAGATACAATAATACGCTTTTAACCAACGTAGAAGACGGGACAGTCGATCAAACTACCGATTTAAAGTTCATCGGTAAGAACTACGCAGGTTATGGCGAAATACAAAATGAAAACTTTCTGTTTTTGTTAGAAAACTTTAGCGGAGCAACAGCACCAGCTAGACCACTAAGCGGTCAGCTTTGGTATGATACAGCTTCAGCTAAATTAAAGTTTTATGACGGAACAAAGTGGCGAACAAATGGAGGATCAGAGGCTTCTGCAACTGAACCAACAGGATTATCAATAGGTGATTTTTGGTGGGATACTACTAACAATCAATTGTACGTTTACAACGGCACACTATTCATATTAATTGGACCACAAAACGCAGGTGATGGCGTAACCCAAATGCAAAGCTTGCAACTTCTTGATACTAATGGCACAAACAGAAATGTTATCGCAGGTACACTTAATAGTGAAGTTGTAATGATGGTTAGTGCATTTGAATTTGATATTGCAGTAAGTAACGCAGTTACAGGATTTGATAGACTTAAGAAGGGTATTACACTAGTTAATACTAAATTAGCATCCAATGGTATAACTACTCCAGCAGGACATTACTTTTGGGGTACTTCTTCAGACTCATTACGCTTAGGTGGCGTACTAGCATCAAACTTTATTCAACAATCCGGAAGCGATAACACAGTTTTTACAACTACTGTTGAATTTCCAGACAGCGGAATACAAATTGGTAACTCACAGGATTTACAGCTATTAATTGAGAACGGCACTGACGGTGTTATTCAAAATATTACAGGCAACAACAGTAAAATTAAGGTAAAGTCAACAAACGGTTCTGGAACAACAACACATTCGGTTACGTTTAATTCTTCAGGTATTCTACCAGCAGTAGACAACACGTTTGCACTAGGTAGCGGCTCCCTTAAATTTTCCAATGTATATGCATCAGCATTTACAGGTGAAGCTTCACAAGCAACTGCACTAAGAGTCGGTACAGACTTTAGAACAGCAAGTGCTAGTGCTTCAAATAATACTGTTGCAGTAAGAGACGCAACAGGCAACATTGCTGCAAACTTATTCGAAGGTACTGCAACACAAGCACGTTATGCGGATTTAGCAGAAAAATATACAACGGATCAAGAATATCCAGTAGGAACTGCAATGGCAGTTGGTGGTACTTCGGAAACTAGAGCAGCTAAAGTAGGAGACGAGTGTATTGGTGTTATATCAGATAAACCAGCATACTTAATGAACTCAGAACTTGACGGTCAAGCAATTGGTTTAAAAGGACGTTTACCTGTAAGAGTAACAGGTCGAGTGTCTAAAGGACAATCACTGTATGCTTGGGCAGACGGTATATGTACAACTATTGCAACAAATTCTTTGGTCGGAATAGCACTTGAAACTAGTAATGAAGAAGGCGAAAAATTAATAGAATGCGTACTAAAAGTGTAAGGATCAAACATGGCAGATATTACCGCAGCTCGGTTAAATAATTTACAATCGAGAGTAGCACTTATACTAGGGACTGGAAGCGGCGACAGCGGCTATGGTCAGACGCTTGCATCATCGCAAGTAGCATCAGATTCAATAGTTTCATCTAGTCACCTTAACAACATCTATACAGATATGGTTAAGTCTAGGATACACCAAGTTGGTGTAGCTGAAACGGGTATTCGACAAGTTATTGCTAACTTAAATACTATTGCAGAAGATACTAGTGGAACTATAACAGATGCAGGTGTATCTGGAACTGACGTTGACGGCACCAAAAAAGGTGTTGCTGACTTTGAAACATTAATGACTGCAATTGAAACAGACAAACTATTAATGCATGCAAGTCAAGCAGCTTTAGAACCTAAGCTAACAAGCACAAGAACAGCTACTTGGAACGGTCTTATCTATCATATCTTTACGGCAACATTTGCTGATGCTGATGCTAGACGACACTTTTTTAACTCAGGCGGCGAAATTAGATTAAGTGCAAATAATACTAACCCTAGTACTCCTAAGGGACTAGACTGGGCAGCATTGTGTAGCCAAATAGGTATAGTTAGATTTACAAGAAGTCAAACCTTTGCAGGTCTTAGCGGACAAGGCTATTATATTGGTGATGACTATATGAGCTCATCTTACCAAACAGTTTATGCTAAAGTTGGCGCTGGATCATACAGTGGAATTTATGCAGGAAACTTATACACAATTAAAGCTAGAGAAACAAGTTCAAACGTAATTGAATTTAGAATTGAATTTAATGATGTAGTTGTTGATAACAATGTTGATAACAACGTTGACGGCGCATTAACTAGCACTATACAACAATATAGAGCAGTTGGTGCAAGTAGTATTACCGTAACAAGTCCTAGCTACTTTACATCTACAGCACTATCAGGATTTAGTGTTCCAGTTAATGTTAACACACCAACATACGTATTAGGCACTACTGCTGCAACTGTTGTTGAAGGTAACCAAGTAACAATTACGTTAACAACAACCAATGTAGCAAATAACGCATTTGTTCCTTATACTATTACAGGTGTAACTTCTGCAGATATTTCTAATGCTAGCCTAACTGGTTCGTTAGTAGTGATAGGAAATTCGGCTAGCTTAACATATACAATATCAAGTGA